TCTAAGCTGTTCAATTTGATTTCTAAAACCACGCTTAGCTGCCTCATTCGAAGTCTTACTAATTTTCTCGTACAGAGCCTTTGCTTGCTCCATTGTACGATTTGACGAATTTTCAATTACAGTTTTTAACTTATTTCGACTAACCTCGAGATTCTTTTGCGTTGAATTTCTAACATCTTCAAGCGCTGTTTCGAGACTTGTCTTAATATTTGTTACTGTAGATTCAAGATCGGTATCTTGCTTTTCGAGATAATCACTAGTCTGTTTTGTTAAACCAGCTAATTCTGATTCATGCTGACTATCTACCTGACTTCTCATGTATTCAGCTGCTTCGATACCCGCTTCATTCAAACCGGCATTTGATCTACGACCCTTAAGTCTTTTTGTTCGCTCATAATATTCATGAGCTTTCTCGGGATCATAATATTTTGATGCATATCCACCAGCTGGCTTGTTTTCACCAGTATGTGCAATGGCACTTTGAGCCATACTATCCAACTGATCCAAATAACTATCAATCTGATCTGTCATTTGCATCTGATTCTGGGTAAACTCTCCATCGTCCATCATCGGAGCACCATAACCATAACTATAAGCATCTGCCGGCGTAATATTCTTATTAACTAACTGGTCTGCTCTAGGATCAACAGAAGGCTTAAATCCAAGAACTGCTCTAAGTTCATTAGAAGTAAGTACTTCATTTCTAGAAAGACTGTTAGAAAGATCAGCAAGCTGGTTAATAGGTACGAGCTTAAGAGGATCTCTAAAGAATGAGATTCTCTGTCGCTGCGATCTAGCTGTCTTCGTCAAGAACTTTCTCTGACATTCTTCAGTTATCGCAGATATGATCGGTTCGATTGTTCGGTTATAATAATTTAAATATTCTTCTTCCTTAGCAGTGCCATCGAATACAGCCTTTGTCAATCCAAGCTGAGAATAAAGAAGCTCTGTAAGATACTCAACTTGCTTCATCAAATTATTTTCAATCGGATGACCAAGCTGAACAATCTTCTCGGTAGCATCTACATAGCCAATGCCATACTTACTATTAGTAAGCTGATCTTCAAGCTCTTTTCTTCTTTCCTCGGCATGCTTCTTTCTGGCTTCAGAACGAATCTGATATGGCAACTGCATAATCAAGTCCAATTTACCAGAACTAGACTGCTCGTCAACCTGATCAAGCAACGTCAATTTTCTAAGAAGTCGCTTGAGAATTGAATTCTGTCCATTTATTACATCGTAAAGTGGATTGTCTATAATAGCAACGGTTCGTTTGAGCATTACTACAGGCTCTCGTTTACCTTTTTCTTCATTATAAACTTCAATCTCTACTTTGTCTGGGAACCATTGAGTTATTTTACCAACTCTGACTGATTCAATCTTAAATGCTCCGGTTATTGTAGGTTCTGTATCTGCATTGATTGGAACAATGGCAACACAGCCTTCATCAAACATAGTTAAAACAACATCACGTATAAATTCTCTAGACGTCTGATCGATGTTAGCTTCTGTAGAGAAAATATAATTAAGATCTGAATCTTTAATCTTCTCTACAAAATTCTCATTTTCATCTACTTTAATATGTTCAATGTCAATAGCAGAAACATCTATTGCAATTCTATTATAAATAGGTGTTATAATAGTATTTGCATTGGCAAAAGATAATGTATGTCTATCTGGCCTTGTATAAGATCCACTGTAATTGCTAGATAATCTTCTCGTGGGATCTTTATTTTGAAAAGCGTTCCAAGCGTGGGAAATTCTATCAAGGAAGTTCATTATTTACCCTCCTTTTTTCCGCCAAGGGCCTTAAGAGCTTCGATATTATCATCGCCATATGCTCTTTCTCGTAACTTAAGCATCCTACGAGCTGTGTTAAGTTCATTCCATTTCTGCCAATTTGCCATGGTATTACCTAAACCACTGCCAACAGATTCGCCAAACTTCATACCAAAAGATTCGGCAAATTTTTCACCGAATTTACGACCTTTCTCATACTGAGCGGTCTTCTTCATCTTTTTCAGTTCCATCTTAAGGATCTTTGCTTGTTCCCTGGTGGCTTTCTTAAGATTTTTAGCGGCTAATTTTTCAGTTTTAGCAGACAACTTGGCAGCCTTTACTTGTGCTCTAGCGACTGCTTTTTCAGCTCGAGCTTTTATCTTAGCCTCTTTGATATCGTAGTGTCGTTTTCCAGCTTCGGTTAATGTACCATCAGCATTCTGATAACGCCTGATACCCCATTTTTGGCCTTTAATGCCGTGATGCTCAAGATGATCATCTTCTTGAACAATTCTTGTGTAATTCATTACTCAAAGGCCTCCCTATTGTATTTGTAAGCAATGTAGGCGTCCATCATGGCAGCCACATTATCGATCTTAGCGTCATAACGCTTCTTTAATAGTTTTCTATTACCATTAGTATCCTCAATAGTAATACAGTTACCCATCGCAAAGCTCATAAGATACTCATCAAATATAAGCATACGCTCTTCTGATAGCATCTTAAGTTCTCCAAGTGGAACTGATTCAGTTTTTGCTCCCTGTATTACTTTTTCGACACCAAAAGGTCCATTTTCAGCAACATATCTCTCAACAAATTCTTTTGCATTATATGGATCGTATCCGAATGATCTAACGTCATACTCATGGTCTATAATATGTCTATCAAGATCATCGTATACAGCCATCATGTCAAGAACTGTACCATCTAATACTACTAATGTTCCTTCAGCTATAAAGTCATCATATTTTGCTTTTCTAGCTAATGGTAATTTACTATAAGTTAATGAAGTAATATAACTTCTCGTTTTAATACCAAAAGATTCATCTGAACATGGAAACATAAACGTAAAAGCACAGAAGTCGTCGCCCTGCGAAAGGTCTGCCCCAAGAGAACATACACATCCATCATAATTTGTGTGTCTGTTTTCAGGAAACTGAGTTTCTTCATAAGTAAAGAAATATGCCTGACCTTCCATAGGAATGTTAAATCTCTTTGCAAGAATATCATTTCTATTAGCAGGTGCAGCTTCCATTCGCTCAACATCTAGCTGATATGTTTCATAAGAAACAGTCAAACCAATATTCGGCTGAGCTTTAATCCACATCGAAGGATCTCCAACTTCTTTAATATCATCAAGTTTATACCACCATATGGAAATATGCGGATTGAAATAATCGCCTTTTAAGATAGATGCCAATTCCATCTTAATAGTATCACCAGGACCATTTCTTACGGTACCTTCTGAACTAGTAGCTACAATAATATAATTGTCCATCTTAGAAGCACCCTGTTCAATTGTTCCTATAACATCCTCACGAATATCACAGGAAAGCCATTCATCCACAGTATTTACTCTAGATCGTAAACCCTGCAACTTATCCACGGACATCGGTCGTATCTCCAATAAAGAAGATGTCAAGAAATTCTCAATACCTTTCTTTGTCGGGGATAACTTCTGTCGTTTAGCTTTTGAACCGGTGGTGTTCTGAAGTGATCCTTCTGTAAGGAACTTAAACCAAGGGCCTCTAGCTCTTGTTATAGCTGTTCTTATAGGCGATAATACTTCTTCTGCTTGTTTCATTGTAGGCGCAGTTGTAATTTGATGTGTTGTGCTTTTATCTACAGTTAAGAAATATGATTGTATAAGAGCCTCATACATTGTTTTAGCAGCGCCTCTTGCAACTATGAGAAATTGCTTTACTATTAATCTTTTCTTAACTAACTTGGTTCTATATTCACCAGTTTTTGGAGATGGAACTTTACGCTCCTCAAAATAAAACCAACTCAACAATGACTCGGCCCATAATTTAAAAGTATCTAATAATACCAAATCAGAACCATCAGTCAATGTCATTTCATATTCACAAAAATCTATAAAACCACGTATGGCTTCATCGTCATAGAAATATCGTGGGTCAGAGATAAGATAGTCAATCCTATTCATCTCCATTTCTATTTCTTTACATACTGGTATTTCTCCTCGCAATACGGCGTCTCTAAATTTTCCGTAATATACGGGAGTAGCCGTATTAGATAACATTTTTAGGCTCCTTTTATATCAGATATTAATGGCGACGAGTCGTCTTAGATCTAGAAGGCTTCTTTCCATAAGAATACTTAGTGCCCAAGGTACTCTTATTATTGGGTCTATTCTTAACAGTAGGAGTATCCTTATTGGGTCTATCCTTTGTATAAGTTTCCTTAGCAGTAGGAGTATCCTTATTGGGACGCGACTTTCCAGGAGTACTCTTACTAGGTAGTACCTTAGAACTGTAATTTCTTAAATTATCAGGTCCAGGCTTCTTAACATTATTAAATGTTGAATCGGGCTTATCCCAATCACGACGCAGACCGCCTAAAGGCATTCTTGCCCCCGACCCTGAAGACCTGCCACTACGACCAGGCTTAGCATAACTACTAGGATCTTTACTACCGACTGACGTAATTCTACGTCTTACTTCTGACGGCTGTCTACCATCGCCAGGCTTTACAACACTATTAGATCTTCCCTGTGATGGCTTCTGAGGATTTGTAGGCCTCTTACCTCTATCTTCAGCTTCATATCTTCTAGAAGCATCAGCACGTCTAGCTCTTTCTTCATCAACCTTCGAGCCAAAAGATCTATGACCACCACGATTGTAGTTACGATTGTAGTTATCTTCCTGATATTCATTATAGGTATCTCTCAGTACTCTAACAGCTCGCGTTACACTACCCGGATCGACTGTCTTATTAGGATGATTTCTATTATGTCTAGCTCTAGCCTCGGGACTCCACTGATCCTTAGGAACACCATAATGTGCTAAATACTTACCGTCAGGTACTAATTCATCGTACAGCATTTTCTATTCTCCTCATTTTGATTTTTTACTTTTGGTTGGATGTGATGGTTTTGGTCGATTCATTGTTCCAGGCTTCGTCGGCTTTTTATAATCTTCTTTAGCACTAGGTTTTGACCATGTGTTAGGCGCTTCTCTTCGAGGTTTAAATTCTCTATCAAGAGCTGCTCTAGACTCTTGTCTTCGACCTGGCTTCTTAAGGTTTGTTTTATCGCCCTGATTAGTTCGATCGTGAGCTGGTTTTGCAGCACTAGGTTTTGACCAACTTCTAGATCTAGTTGCAACCCATCCTGTTTTATTAGATCTCCTACGTCTTCGTCTTCCTCTATTACGGTATTTAGCATCATCACTCCAAGTCATTCCGACTTTTCCGGCGTGAACTAATTCATCGTATAACATTGGCAACCTCCCGTCATACTAACAGACATTATTGTCTACTCAAAAGCAAGCGGTGAAAGGAGCCTTCACGAAACCCCGCTTTTATTAGACGACGTTATAAACTCTTGAGCAGACAGGAATATCTGTTAGTATTACCATAATTTTGTATCGTTTGGTGAACGATTACCATCTAATTTTAGAAGGTCTTTTCTGGCTTTCGTTCCATAATGTATCATTTGATGAGTGTTAAACGATACTGAGATTAAATTATTAAGATCAAACACGATGGGGTTATGGTCTAAAAGATCTTGTATCGTTATTGGATTAATATGATGTATTATTATTTTAGATCTGTCAGGAATTGGATAGTCAGACAAGCCCATGTCACAACCCATATCACGAATTATGACATTTCTTCTAGCTCTATTCCATTCAGCAGATCTATACAAATCTTGGTTAAGATAACGATGACCTCCGAAGGTTGTGTCTCCTATTTTGTTATCGCCAAGAAACAAATAATCCAATCTTTCCTCAAATGTATCAAATTTTACGAGGTCAACATATGATTTATTCATCGTATTCATCCTCGTAATTTCCACTATAATGCCTAATTGCTTTGATAGCTTCGGCATAAAGTGTATCACTTCTTTCCTGGGATTCGATAGCATCCTTCTTCGCCTTAAGAAGTTCTGCTTCAACTTCCAGTTTTTCTTTTTCTAGTCGCTCCTTTGTAGAACCGAGTCTAAGATAATGTACTATTAGTTGATTACTAGCCGTACCATCTCTTAGTTTCTGTTCGGCTAAATTAATAGCAAGAGAAATCATCTGATTTTCTCTCGACTCTGGATCTAGTGCAGGAGGCGACATAGGTTTCTCACTCTTTTTGCTCATCCTGCGATCTCCTTATTTTAAAATTCTTTTACCCATCCAATAATGGCCAATCTAAATCACGCATATATCTGCTATATGTTGGTCCTAAAGGTGATACTCTTTCGTTTGAAATATCACCCAGATAATCATTGTATATGGCATCTGCTTTATTCACCACATCAACCCATGCTTTATTAAATGCTTTATTAAAATTAGCCATATCATTTCTAAATTTTTGTTTGTCACTATATGATAATTCATATACATTTTTTGCTTTTTTATCATAATCAAATACACGAGGCATCGGATAATAATCTATTCCTCGCTTATATTTTTTACCGTAATGTTCATTTTCATACTCATATTCGCCATTAGCATCAAATTTTTGGAGTTCTTTGTATTCCCTTGTTTGTAATACTCTTTGATTTAATTCAGAACGAAAAGGCGTTAATTTTTTTATATTCTTGGTGCGTCTGTACTGATCAACCGCATTTTTAAATCTTTTCTTACCAGCTTCAGTCAATGACCCGTCTTTATTCTGGTAACGTCTTACACCCCACTTCTGACCTTTAACACCATGATGACAAAGCCATTCACCTTGAGGTACTAATTCATCATATAGCATTTTAGATCTCCTTTTATTTTAATCATCATACCAAGAACTAATGACTTGCTGAGTTCTGGGATTTATTTCTACATTTACTGTACCATAATCATTATCATATTGAGCATCAGCGGTTCCACCACCAATCCAAAAGCCAGATAAATTTGATTCTCCCATATCAAAGCCAGCATTTGTAAATCTCTCAGTAATATAATCATTGCTAGCTTTATTAGTAGTATCAATTGTTTTGTTCCAATTGTTTAATAATTCGGTACATGTATCCTTGTTCATTTCAAAAAATCTTGAATCTGTGAACATGCTTATATATAATCCATCATGGGTTGTATGTATCATGCCTTTAAACTTAGGATCTGATTTCCATTCAAGACTATCAAAACTAAGTTTACTATTCTTTTTAGTAGTTTGTTTTGCAGCCAACTTACTTTTATTTTGTAATTCCTTAGCTAATTTTTTATGTCTATCTATATTTTCTTGCCGTTTTGTTTTCCTACCGGTTTTTTGTCTTTCATGCCGCACACCCCATCTCATGCCTTTTACGCCATAGTGACAAATATATTCGCCCTGAGGAACTAAATCGTCATATAACATATTATACCTCTATTTTATCTGGATTACGAGCTAGATACTGGCGAGTTAGCTCTCGGTCATGTTCTAATTCTTTCATAACTTGAGCATGCATAGCTACATATATACGATTACCAACACTTGATGGTGATGGATATGGATTAACCCCAATGCCAACAGCTGGTCCTCCTACAAAATTTGACATTGCCATTGCCATACCGATGGCCATTGCTATGCCTCCAACTGTTCCAGCAACTACCTGCCCACGGCTATAATCATTTATATTACCATGTTTATCATATTTAATATCTTTAACATGCTCTTGACCATACTTTTTTACTAAAGATTCATAGTGGTCGTTTAATTCATCTAAACTAGATTTAGCAAGTTTTGACAATCGTTTTTCTACTTCTTTGGCGATCGTTAATTTAAACCGATTTTTGTTAGACGGTTTTTTATCATATCTTTTTTGTGCAGAAGATAGTTCGCGTTTACTTATGCTATCGGCATAACGCAGTGATGTTGCAGCTCGTCCTAATGCCCTAGCTCTTTTATTCTCTTCATGCCGCACACCCCATCTCATGCCTTTTACGCCATAGTGACAAATATATTCGCCCTGAGGAACTAAATCGTCATATAACATATGTCACCTCTCCGTTTCTACTTCACAAAGTCGCCATTCAAGCTCGGTAATTTGTGTTTGTATTGCCTGAACCAACGAGGAGTTCTGAGGCATGTCAAACATAAGACGAACTTTCAAGTAAATATAGGACTTAACCGATTCAATGAAAATATCGTCATCCGTAAATTCAGACCAAGTGTTGTTGGCATCTGTAATCTTGTATCCTGCTTCTGGACCAACGCCTAACTGACGGAGGATCATGAAGACAGAATTGATGTGGATAATAATATCCTGGTCAAATGCTGTATACTCAGCATCAAAACCGAGGAGTTTCTTAATGTCATTTAATATACTGTCGGTCATGATTCCTCCTAGTTATATACATAGCGTCTTCTTATGCTATTGTCACCCATTCTTGTATATCCATTATCTACAAATCCTGCTTTTTCAGCAGTCTTTATTGATGGTATATTATCTAATTCGATATTAGCGACTATAGGGTAATCATTATGTTCTCTAATTAATGATATAGCTTCTCGAATATTTGATTGCGTTATACCAGTTCCTCTGCTATGTGGATTTGTTGCCCAACCAATATCCCATTCTTTATTGCCAAGTCCATTTGTACATACACTAGCCATAACTATATTTCCAGATTTAGATATAAAAACTCTTTCTTTGTTGTTCTTTATTTCGTCTGTATATGCTCTAATAAACTTTCTCTCTTGAGATCTATCATCACCGTTAGAAAATAATCTATATTCTTCATCAGTCAAACTATCTATAATTTTGTTATAGTTTCGAACTTTTTTACCCATTTCAGTAAGACTACCATCTTTATTCTGGTAACGTCGTACACCCCATTTCTGACCTTTGACACCATGATGGCATAAAACAGCACTATGCCACATTCTGCTTTCATAGTCATAAGTTAGTACCGGTGTTCCTTGCTCGTTCATTCTCTGAACATTTAATGACATAGCCGAATCTGGACGATCATCAAACGGCATAATAGCAAGACCTCTTGTGCTTGCTCGCGTCATGGCAATATCTTTTTGCTGGCGAATAGACTTTTCATCGGTATGACCGTTGCTTCCTATACGTTGCACTTTCCAATTGCCTACATTATTGCGAACTTTCTTATCTGTCGTGTACACGACTACATTAGAATATCCTTTTGATGCTAAATAGTCCTGTACACGCGTGTCAGCACCTGGAGCATCGCCTATTAAAATTTTTGAACCACTCTTAATTATCTTATCGACCTCTTTTTTCAAAGGTTCGTCGAGCGGTCTGTCGTACTTTACCTTTCCGGAGATAAAAACACTGTCTTTTGGAGAATATGACTTCCTCAATCGAGCTTGTCCAACTTTCGTTCTAGACCCGTCTCGGTTTTGGTACCGCCTTACACCCCACTTTTGACCCTTTACGCCGTGGTGTATTAGTACTTCTGACATGTTTGCCTCCTTCCTGGTTTAGTTTAGTACCTCTTTAGCCCTACTTTTTGACCCCCTTGTTTTCACAAATTTTACCCCCGGAGAAATTTTGGGGACCGCCGCGATCAAGAGGGGGTGTTTTCTCTACGGACCCCTCCCCCCGGGTGTTCTAAAGAATTTTCTCAAATTCTGAGACCTCTCTAGAAGACCCAATGTGGGGGAGAAGAACGTGGAAAAGAGAGTGGCAAGAGGTTATAAGAGACCAGCGTCTCTCATAATGCTTTTCTCAAGTTCATTATTCTCTCTCAAGACTTTTCCGTCCTTATAGTAGATGATGTACATTCCTTTTGGGTTAGCAGAGTAAATGCGCTGAACTGCGTCGTTAATAGCCACCTGATACAAGTCATCAGAATAAGCAGAACTTGCAAAGGTAAGTCTGTCTACATAACTACAGGTGTGGTGACCTCGTTCTTCATCGCACGCATACCACAGATCAAACTGTTCAAAAGGATTATAAGGATTGTCAGGCGTTGAGAGCATCATAGGAATTACACCTTTAATGTGTGCCATAATAATTCTCCTTATTTCTCACTTAATACTTGGTTTACAGTGCTAGCAGAGATACCGAGAGCATCAGCTATTTCTGCTTGTGTTACACCAGGGCGATTAGCCATTGATCGAATTAACGCTTCTTGTGTATACGAAATTTGGCTCCTTTGAGAAGCTCTAGGCATAGTAAAATTGCGGATTACGTCGATGTCCGCAGCATTAATGATGCTAGTTAGTACACTACTAGATACCGCACCAGCTTCGATTGCTTCCCATTCTTTTGGTGTTATCAGAAACTTTGGTTTCTTTGCACCTAATGAAAGACGAGCACCAGCAAGGCATTCACCTTTCAAACGTTTAAGCTCTTTCTTCGTCAGCTCAAGACCACTATTATTCTTGGCAGCATAGAATCGTTTACTAGCTAACATCTGAGCTTGTCGTTCCAATGGGCGATTAGTTTTTATATCCTTGAGCTTTCTATTTAATTCGGCTACTTCCTTAGCATACGCTTTAACAGCATAAGAATTTCGCTTCATATTTTCTGTATTAACCGCCACCCGTCTAGCTTCATTTGCTAGGTTTTTCAATGAGTTAGCAAAGTTGGCATACGCGCGCTCTTTAGGATCATCAGGATCACCAACAAGTTCATATGCATCATCAACTACTTGCATTTTATGAAGCTTGTCCTTCTTAAGGTCACCTTCTGTATAACCTATTACTTTACCTTCATCATCTTTGATGGCTTCTTTTCTATGCTTACCTGTAAGTTCATATACATACTTACCGGTCTTCTTATCAATACCAGCTATAATACCTTTCTCTTTGCTAGACTTAGCTAACTTACGCTGTTCTGTATAGGCAGGAGACTTAGCTCTAGTAACAACTGTACTAGCGCCAGCATTTGAACTGCCTCTATACTTCTCTTTCAGCTTGTCAATATTATAGTCTTTGTATGCTTGTTTCCAATCAAGGTTATGCTTAACAGAGTCAATAATAACCATTGAGAACTTTACAGCAGGTATAAGATCTTCAGCAGGAGCATATTTAAATGTCATATCTGAAATGAGATTTGTAATCTTTCCCATTTCTCGTTGCTTTGTATCATCTGATACATAATAACCAGGCTTATAATAAATCTTTGTATCAAAGTCTTGAAGCTCTTTAAACTTACTGGACTTATCAGCAAAGATTTGTCCATTGTTATTTGGTATAACCAAAACTGAGTCACCGTCGAAATCTGCACCAGATAATTTACCAGCTGTCTTCTGAGTTATACCAACAGCATCTCTAGCATTAGCACCAATCATAGATTGGCCTTCTTTATTTCGGTTATTAACTGTCAACTCTGGTATCTCAAATGGTCCACCATGCGGATATCTAATAAGAATGACCTTTTCACCATTCCTATAGTTAGGTGCATAGATTTCATCGTCTTTTAGAGACTTAAGAGGAACAATAACATGAGATGCTTGTCTAGGGAACGGAGCACCAGCTAAATCTACAGCAGCTGAATCACATTCATCAGCAAAAGACATTAACAAACGCTTTCTAACTGTAGGATTCTCAACCTGCATGATTTCATTGAACTCTCGTTCCCTAGCATCTTTAGCAATATCTAATTGCTGATTAATAAGCTGGATTGATTGCTTACTAAGCATCTGTGCTGCAGACTTTTTACGCCAAGTAGCCCAATCACCTTCCTCATTAATTATATTAATGCACGATAACTGAGTCTTTCCGTTTTCATCAACATAATGACGTTGACCAATCGTTACACCATCTTTTTGTTTAATAGCCGCTCCAAATGGATTATCATAATCGATCTCTCCATCTTTGGTTCTTTTCATAGGCTTTAAACAACAATGTTCTGGATCTTCTTGTGATATTAAAGGTGTACCAGGTTTCTTATTTGTATTTACACGAATATCAATACCATCAGGCAAGTTATCACTATAAACAGCCATACCTTTAATATAATGTGTGCCATCGACCGCAATACGAACTTGAGCATATCGGTTGTCTCCAAGTGAAACATCTTCAACACCTCTACGAATCTCAACAAGACCATCTTTTGACGCATCGTATTCAGCCATTACTCTTTTTGAGTCGATTGATTTAGGATGTTCAATACCATAGAAAGTTAAACCGTTATCCTCACTGTGAACATCAATAACAGGCAATCCAACTTTAGCTGCTTGCATATATTTGATTGCTTGACTATATGTGACATCCGGTGCACACAAAACCTGAACAGTTGTCTGTTGTTTAGTGCTTCCAAGCTGATCTTGGTACAAACTATAAGTATGATATCCAGCATTTTCCAATGCTCGAATAGCACTCTTATATCTTGTAGGTGATACATTTAATATTAATTCTGTACCGCTACCAATATCAATAACTTTCTTTTCGTCTACGGAGTTCTTAAGAATGTCAGCGGTTGCAAATACAGCATTAGTTGTGTCTTGTGTTGACTGATTCTTTTTAATATAAGTTCTTACTGATGCTTCGGGTATTCCAGTCTTCTTAGATATCTCTGTAGGTGATGTCGTACCAGCATTATAAAGTTCGGCAACTTTATGAAGATTCTCTTGAACTCTATAGGCCTTAGCTATTGACCTATTGTCTCTAACTTCTTGCATAGTCATGTTGAAATGCTCAGCAATATCTTTTTCAGACACGCCTTTTGCTTTCAAGTCAAGATAATCATCATAATTAAAATCTGCTCGCTGATACTGATGTTTACCAGAACCATAAGGATATCTACCAGAACCTGGATTACCATGTAAATGATCGACTCCAATATGGGAAAGCCAATTGAGATAACTCATATCATCAAATGTGTTGTCCATAAATATCAATTAACTCCCTTCTTGCAACTCCTTTAACATGGAGTCAAATCTTTTTATTTTATCCATGATGTATAAAACATCAGTGATTAATTCATGTTCGCTGTCATCAGCTTTTATGAATGGTTCTCCAGAATGTAGAATCTTTACTTCGTTTGATTGATACAATCGCAATTCAACTTCGAGATCATTAGGATTCTTGTTATATTCCAAACAAAAGAAAGCTGTATAAATTTCTAATTGCTCCATATGAGCTGGAATATCTCCGGTCTTGAGATCATGGATTCTAAGAAAGTTATCTCTAAAGCTAATTGAATCCGCTGTACCATAAAAGTTATCGCTATAATATAAAACAACTTCGGGCTCCATATGAAAACCGATTGCATCGTTGACATATAGATTCAATGTTTTATTAGATCTTGGTAACCGCTGTTTAAGATTTATACATGTTGCAGCAAACTCATGTAGTTGAGTTCCTCGCTGTGCTGCTTCAGCTGTGTTGTATCTTTCGATAAGCTTTTCGTCACTATAGTTTATCCAATGATACTGGCTAGCAC